GTATGATATTAAATTAAATATCTCTACAGCTGAGGCAGATAATGAAAAAGCACAAGAATTATCTTTTATGTTACAAACTATGGGTAATAGTATGGATCCAAGCATGTCACAGATAATATTATCAGATATTGCTAGATTACGTAAGATGCCTGAATTAGCTAAACAAATTAAAGAATATCAGCCACAACCTAATCCAATGGCTGAACAAAAAGCTCAACTTGAATTACAACTATTGCAAGCTCAAATCCAAAATGAATCTGCGAAAGCAGCAGAGAATGCAGTGGATGTAGAATATAAGAAAGCTAAAACTCAGACTGAACTATCTAAGTCTAGAAGTATTAATAGTAAAGCTGATTTGGATGATCTAACTTTCGTAGAACAAGAATCTGGTGTCAATAGACAACATGAAGAAAATATGAAAAATGTAGATCAACAAAATAGCATTGATAGTAAATTTGCAGATGCAATAATTAACGATTCAATGTTAAATGAACAGTAATATTTGAAAAATAGTGATATAATCGCGAAAAAGGAGAATTTTACTACTTTGTTTTTATCTCAATAAGAGGACACACGATGAGCACAGAAGAACAGTTACAAGAGTTAGAAGATAATATGAATGATGCAAAGCATTTCATTGATATTAAAAATAGTACTATAAAGCTTTTTAAAAATAAAGAATTTAAAAAAGTTGTATTAGATTATTATTTTAAAGAAGAGGCAGCTAGATTAGTTATGGCAAAAGCTAGCTCTTTAACCAAAGAACAACAAGAAATCATTGATAACATGATTTATGGAATTGGAGCATTAAGTAATTTCTTTGATAGTGTATTAACTAGAGGCATGCAAGCAGAACAGGCTTACAAAGAAGATGAAGATGCAAGAACTAACATATTACAGGAGGATTTAAGCAATGGCTGAAGTAAAAAGTCCTCTTGGAATGGACGATGAAGAATTCCTAAAACAAGATTTAAGTCAACTTGAAGCTGATTTAATTGCTGCAGAAGAGGAAGAAGAAACTCCAGCAGAAGAAGTTCAAGAAACGACTGACCAAATTGATACTCCTGAAGAAGAGCAAACTTCTGAAGAAGTAACAAGTGAAGACACTGAAGATATTCCCGATGCGGTCGACCCGTATGTGGAAACAGATGAGTCTGAAAGTAGTACGGAAGAATCTGAAGAAGAGATATTAGAAGATGAAGTAGCTGACCTAGAAGAGGATACTCAACTAGAAGATGAAACATTAGAAGATACTGTAGAAGCAGAGTCTGAAGATACAGATGCAACTGAATATACCGAAACAACCAAAGAAAAGAAGGATACTTCTCAGGTTGAAGTAGATTATGAAGCAGCATATAAACGGATAATGGCACCTTTTAAAGCTAGTAAAAGGATGATGCAAGTTGATAATATTGATGATGCAATATCCTTAATGCAAAAAGGAGCTGACTATCATAATAAGATGAAGACATTAAGTCCTAATCTAAAGATAGTAAGCATGTTAGAAAAAGAAGGATTATTAAATCAAGGTAAACTTAATAATCTAATTGATATTTCTAAAAAAGACCCAAATGCAATTCTACAACTTATAAAAGACAGTGGTATTGATCCGTTAGATATAGATACAAGTGAAGAAGTAAACTATAAACCAGGTAACTATGCAGTATCTGATAAAGAGTTTCAATTAAATCAAGTACTTGATGATATTAAACAATCACCTTCTTTTGATAAAACTATTCGCATTGTTGGTAAAGAGTGGGATAGTGAAAGTAGGGAAGTTGTTTCAAGTAATCCTGAAATAATTGGAATTATCAATGAACATGTTTATAACGGTGTTTATGATAAAGTTCAGTCAGTTATTGATACTGAACGGGCATTAGGAAGATTACAGATACCTGATATTGAAGCCTATAGACAAGTAGCAGATATGCTTGCACAACGTGGTGATATAGTTGCTCCAGGGAATGAAGTTAATACTCCTCCACCTGCGTCTGTACCGAAGACTAAAGCACAGGACCCTGCTGTTGTACAAAAAAAGCGTAAAGCTGCAGCAGGAACAAGAAAGACTGCGGGTAAAACTGATTCAGCTGGAACTAATTATTTAAATATGACTGATGAAGAATTTATGAAATTAGCCGATGTATAGTCTTTCTCTTTTAATACAGCTATAGGAGAAATAATATGGCTCATGTATATGGTGACGGTACTAACAGTACCATCGGTGCTCAAGCGCGCACTGACTTTTATTTTAAGAAAGCGCTTATTAAAGTACGTGATATTCAGTACTTTATGCCTTTGGCAGATGTAAGGGCTATGCCTAAACATCATGGTAAGACAATTAAGCAAGACGTTTATCAACCACTATTAGATAGTCTTAACGTTAACGACCAAGGTCTAGACGCAGATGGACTAACTATTACTAAGGAAAAGTATAAAGCTTATACGGTTGCTGGTGTAGAGATAACAAGTGGTACTGGTCATGTTGCAGCGACTGCATCTGCTACTAACTACTTTGGTACTAAGGCACAAGCTGAAGGAGCTAGTGGTGCAGCTGCTGTACTTGAAATTGGTGGTAATATTTACGGTGGTCACAAAGACGTAGGTGTTATTGCTGATCGTCTACCAGCATTGACTGAGAATGGTGGAAGAGTTAACCGTGTCGGTTTCACACGTACACAAATTACTGGTTCCATCGTCAAGCAAGGTTTCTTCACTGAGTACACTCAAGAATCTTTGGATTTCGATTCAGATTCAGAGTTGCTATCTCATATCACTGAAGAAATGATGGTAGGTGCTACAGAAATGACTGAAGCACAATTACAGAAGGATTTGATTAATACTGCTACTTCTAGTGGTACTGTTCAATATCCAGGTACAGTAACAACTAAAGCTACTGTAGCTGCAGCTGTTGACTATGATGACCTAATGACTCTTTCTATTGCTTTGGATAATAACAAGACTCCAAGACAAACTAAGATAATTTCAGGTTCTCGTATGACTGACACTAGAACTGTAATGGGTGGACGTGTTATGTATATTGGACCAGACTTAATTCCTTTAGTACGTAAGATGAAAGGAATTGATACTAGTTCTGCTGTAGGTTCAGGTTTCATTGGTGTAGAAAAGTACGCTGATGCTACTAATATACTTAATGGTGAAATTGGTTCAGTAGACCAGTTCCGCATTGTTGTAGTTCCTGAAATGCTTTATGCACAGAGAGGTGGTGCATCTGGTAATGATATTTACCCAATGCTTGTAGTTGGTGATGGTGCATTTACTACTATCGGTTTCCAAACTGATGGTAAGACTTTGAAGTTCACTACCACTCATAAGAAGCCAGGTAAAGAGACTGCGGACGTTAATGATCCTTACGGTGAAAAAGGATTTTATTCAATCAAATGGTACTATGGTTTCATGGCTTTACGTCCTGAACGCCTAGGTATACTTTGGACTAAGAAAGCTTAATTTAAGTTTTCTTACTATCTTCTCCACATACTTTGTATGTGGGGAAGATTTTTAAAGGAGATATTATGAACATACAAGAAATGACATCCAAACAAATTAGTGACGAATTAAGTAATAGAGGTATAAAAATGCACTTTAATAGTAAAAGAGAAAAATTAGAAAAAGCTTTAATGGGAGCTGACGATGTTGATGTTGCAGTATTAGAACCTGAAATAAAATCAAAAGAAAAATCAGATGTTGTATTTTTAACAGAAGAAGATTTAGTTGCAAATGATTTTAAACTTAATGGTGTTGAATTAGAGGGTGCTAGAGATTTACATGCAATGAAACTTATAAGAGTTATTGTAAGATCTAATGACCCCCTTGAAAGAGAATCAGCAGGTAAGATATTTACAGTTGGTAATAGAGAAATTAATGGTGGTAAAGCGGTTAAAAAATATATACCTTTTAATAATGAAGAAGGATGGCATATACCTCATATCCTTTATGAACATCTTTTAGCTGCAGAATGTCAAATATTTGCAAAAGTTAAACGTAATGGTCAAGAACTGATGGAACCACAAAATATTAAAGCTTTTAATGTTGAAGTATTACCTCCTTTAACTGAAGAAGAAAGAGAGAAATTAGCAATTAAACAAAAATCAACAGGATCAGTAGGATAATACTATGGCATTAACCCAAGCAAACTTAACACAAGGAAGTTCCTTATCAACAAGTAGTGCTAATGTAGTCACAGGTACAGGTGTATTTGATGACTTAATGGAAGCTGTTAATACTCACTTAGAGGCACAGTTCCAATTAGGTAGAATAACAGGGACTGATTATGCCACTGTATATCTAGGTGCTATGCAAGCTGCATTAGCACAATCAGTTGCTTGGGGTCTAGGAGCAGAAAAAACTAATGCTGAAGTAGCTTTATTGACACAAAAACAAACTACTGA